TAATTTTCCATTGACCTGTTGCAGAATCTACTTCACCAAATGCTGTTGCATCATAAGCTGTTCCGTCTATGAAGTGGACATGAGACATTAAGCCATCAAATTTTCCTGTACCATTAAATACATCTCCTAAATAAACTGTTCCTGTGCTTCCACTAGAATTTACAACAGTAACATAATCTAAAGATGGATATGTTGTATTTGCTAAAGAAGTAACTTGTTCACCATTCACATATAATTTTACTCTATCTGAGGCTGTAGTTTGTATAGTATCAACTGCTAATACTATATGATACCAAGCTGAACAATCTCTATATAGAGCAGTTGTGTTAATATCAAATCCACTTGGTTCTATTCTTATTTTTCCGTCTGATTCCAATCTTATATTAAAATTATTAGAGCTTTGGTCGCCTTGTCCAAAAATACCTTGCCCAGAAGAAACAGAACCTCTTTTAATCCATGCGCTGTAAGTAAAGGTTTTTGTATTTCCAGCAGAAGATACTGTTCTAGTTAGTGTTGTTGATGCCATTAGTTAAATTGTCCTCCGCCTGTTGCACCATAAGTAGATGTTAAAGAAAAACTTCTATCTGATGTTTGCCCTTCGGCATCTGTTAGTCTTAATGTAAAATTGTATGTAGTTGCAGTTGTAGCACTACCACCAAAGTTAGTAGTAGTTATAACACCTGTTGAACTATTTAAAGAACAATTTGCTAAAGCTGCATTAGTTAATACATTAGTTGTTTCACTATAAGCAACTGTACTATCTGAAGTACCAGCAACTGTTGCAACTGTACCAGAAAAATTTCCAGCAATAGAACCTAGTGTTCCAGAACCAGTAGTCCATGTAGGAGCATCAGATACTGTTAATAAGTTAGAAGTAGATAATACAGAGCTTCCATCTGGATTTTCAATTCTAATTTTATATTGAGCATCTACAGATAAAGTTACTGTAACTGTTAATGATGTAGAATTATTAAATACAACTGTACTAGCATCATACCAAATACCAGTTGAAGGATTTAAAAATTCTACTTGAGGTACTGATACAAAGTTTGAACCAGTAATTGTAATTGTAGAGGATGTGTTATCTATAGTAGTTGGAGAAATAGAACTTAGAGTTGGACCTAAAGAAATAGAACCACCTAAAGATACTGATACTCCATTAATAGTAACAGCAGAATTAGCTAGGTCTGTATTAGCAACTGTAGCATTAACTATCTTAGGACTCGTTACTGAATCATTAGCTAGTTTATTTGTAGATACAATACCATCTACTAAATCATCAGATGTTAAAGCTGTATCTGCAGGTGCTTTACCGACATATGCCATATTAAATTTTCCTTAAATTATGCTGAGATAGTATCTACAACACTAGTAATTATATCAACAGAAGTTGCTGCAGAAGCATAAGCCTCTACTGAATCACCAGTCTGTAATACAACTTTAGAGCCACCATCAATTAATTCTAAAGAACCACCAGAAGGGATAGGTGCATCTTTAATAATGTGATAAGTGTCACTTCCATTTTTAACATAAACAGTTACATTCACAGAAGTACCAGAAGTGTTTGCACATCTAATACCTATGATTGCATCATCTGAATCTGCTGCTGTTCTTAAAACAGTTGCTGAACCTGATGAATTTGAAATGTTTTGTTGTAAATATCTTTCGAAATCTTGTGCCATAGAATTATCCTAATTATACTATTTTATTGTTAATTTGTCAACTACTAATTATAAAGCAATTGCCATAGCAACAGCAAATCCATTAGTAGCTTTCGCATCTATTTGAGTTTGTATTGCTGAAGTTACACCATTAATGTAACCAAATTCAGTATTATCTACTGAACCATCTCCTACTAGATTAGCATTTAATCTATTAGATGAATCTATTGTAGCTTGTTTAGCATCTAATTGGTCTTGAGCATTAGAAGATAAGCTATTAATATATTGAAATTCTGTGTTAGATACTGAACCATCTGCTAGTTTAACTGTATCAATACCAGCAGCAAGTTTGCTACCAGCAATGTTTGCACCAGCTTTAATATTAGCATCAACTAAATTAGTAATTGAATTACCAGTAGCATCTACATCTATAGTTTTATTAGTAAATGTATCAGTTGAACTTGCTGTAATTAAACCAGTTGTTAATGTACTTAAGTTTACATTATTACCATTACTAATAGTTAGAGTTGGTGTTGAAAAACTTAATGTTTGACTATCTGTTTCTGCAGTTAAATAACCTGAATCATTTGTCCATTGTGAAATGTTACCAGATTTATTAGTTAAAGTTTGAGTACCAGTTAATGTAGCAACAGTTGAATCAATAGTAATTTCATCTGCATTAGCTGTAATACCTGTACCACCTATAACATTTAAAGTTACATCACCTGATGTTCCTCCACCTGTCATACCAGTACCTGCTACCACTGAAGTAATATCTCCAACTGGAATAGTTGCTACTTGAGTATCTACATATGCTTTAATAGATTGTTGAGATGCAACTTTAATAGCAGAGTTAGATGACATATTATCTTCATCTAAGAAAGCTGTACCACTAATAGCTGTATTAATTACTGGACTAGTTAAAGTTTTATTTGTAAGAGTATCTGTAGTTGCTCTTCCTACTAATGTATCAGTAGCTGTTGGTAAAGTTACTGTACCAGTATTTGATATAGAAGAAATAACTGGAGTAGTTAAAGTTTTATTTGTAAGAGTTTGTGAGCCTGTTAATGTTGCAACTGTATTATCAATTGCAAAAGTCATTGTTTGAGCAGAACCTGTAGTATCAATACCAGTTCCACCAGTAAGTGTTAATGCTTGTGAATCTAAATCAATTGATTGAGAACCACCAGTATCACCAGAAAAATCTAAATCACTTGCTGTTACTTGTGCATCAACATAAGTTTTAATTGCTTTAGCACTAGCGACTGTATCATCACTAGCTGAAACTGAAGCTAAATCTGTATCTACATCTGTAATAGAAGTAGCTGAACCAATCGTTAAACCATCTAAACTAACTGTTCCATCAAAGAAAGCATCTTTAAATTGTAAAGAACTTGTACCTAAATTAATATCATTATTAGTAATAGGAATAATTCCACCATCTAATAATTTAATTTGTTCTGTAGTAACTCCTGATACATCAACATAAAAACCTATCTCATCGTTAGGTGTATCTATTTCAATTTTGTTTAATGGAGTTGAAAGACCTGCATCTCCTATAAGAGCAATGACTGGTCCTTCTGCTGAAGTACCATCATGTTTATGTCCTGATGAACTATTAAAAGCAGATAGTAGTTGATTATATTCGTTATTAAATAATGCTGCTGTGACTGTATCACCATCATTAATTGAACTCTGTCTAGTATATCCTGCCATAATTTATCTTCTTCCTCCTGCTATAAATGAAACAAACATTCCATTAACTGAATAAGGAGCATTTGTATCATCACTAAAAAATTTAAAGTTATTAGAAAATCCACTGCCTGTTACTAATACACTCTTGCTTGGTAAAGTTGTTGCTCCAAAAGTGGCTGAAGCAAATACTGCTGAACCAAATAAAGAAGCTGAACTTAAATTACCTACTGCAAAGTTTCCTGGTTGAGGAACTTCACCGCTTTCAAAATCATATCTGATTCTTAAGAGTAAATCGTTTTGTGTTCCTTCAGGTTCAATATTAGTTTTAACTTTGTATAAACTTTTTCTTAAACCATTATCACCATAATCCATATCAGGTGTTTGAAATTCTGCTACTACATTAGCACCATCAAAACTATTACCAGTATCATGTTTATAAACATAACCTGTTTCATCAGTATGATGAAGTACTTCTGTACCATCGTTATTAACATCTGAAGTACAAAACTTAACAGGTAAACCTTTAGTTTGACTCCATTCAAATGCAGGTATACCTTCTGAATTATATTTAAATGTTCCTATAATTCCTTTTTGTCCAGAAGCTGCTTGTCCTGATTGATAATAGAATAATCTATATTGACTTCGTTCTCTAATAACCATACTTGAAATAGTAAAGTTAGAAAAGTTATTTATAATTTCGTTTACTAGAGGTAGTATTTTTCTACTAATAGAACTTAATTCAACATCGTCAATTCTAGCTGTACCAGCAACTGTTCTTAATCCATCAGGTGCTAAGAAGATTAAATCTCCACCTATCTCTTGAATTGAGTTGCCACTTACACAACCTATATTCTTAGTAACTGACTTAATTATAGGAGTAGAATCAAGGTTTGTCAACTCATATATACTATTTTTACAAAATATAATTAAGCTGTTTCTAAATACTTTAATACCTGTTACTATATCTCCTACATCAATAAACCCTGCAGAAGAATCTTCAAAGTCATAAGGTTTTAATCTACCACTATAATAAACAACACTAGGATTAGATGCTTGTCCAGATACTATAACTCTTTCAGTATATCGTTCTATTAGAGAACAACCTACTGGAGCAGACCTTTCTATTTCTTCAAAATGATAAGTACCATCACTATGTATATAAAATTCACCTAGTTTATTTACTCCATCTACAAAATAAAGAGTACCATTTGGACCTCCTGTAGATTCAAAGTTTACAAATTGAACATTGCTTTGATTAGCTCTAGGGATTACAGTTGCACTAGGTAAATCTCCTACTGGTATACCACCTGTATAATAACTTAAACCATTTTGTGTAGTTGAAGTATTTGCATTTTTATCTAATGTTAATACAGTATTACTTGTAATAGATAACACTTTATAAAAATCAGTAAGGATTTTAATATCATCACCAGCAGTAAAGTCAGTAGTAAAAGTAGTAGCTATTCCAGTTACTGTAGGCGAACCTGAAGATATAGAAACTGTTCCTGCACCTACTGTAAAAGTATCTACATTGATTGGTACATAAGAAGTACCTGTAGTACTAAAATATAAATTAGCTCCTTGAGCAACAACAATGCCAGAAGCATAACCTTTAATACCCTGCATTGCATCAGTTACAACTCCAGAAGGAATAACTGCACTTGTAGTTCCTAATTTTTCAAAACCACTTATTCTTCTATAACCACCTGTAGTAGATGATTCAAAATTTTGTAGGACAGTCGCAGCTCCAGGTGTTCTAAATAAAGCATGAGAACTTGAAATTAAATCCAAGCCACCTTGTACAGTAATGGAAGCTCCTTGAGTTGGCATTTTTTATCCTTAAGTAAATAGTCGTCTATCATCTTCCACATAACTAGGTTGTGGAGCATTTAGTTGTTCAATCATTTTGCCTAAACTTTTATTGTATTCAGTTAAAGCTAATTGAGTTTGTGCAATGTTATCTTTAAATTGATAAATATAATATCTTGCTCTAGCCATTAAAACAGTTTTGTATTGTTCTGGAAATAAAACTACATCTGTATCATTAACTAATGATGATGGTCTATTGTAAGCATAAAAATAAATTCTATAAACTTCATTAGGAACAGGCGATAAACCAAAGTGTCTATTATCTTCGCTTCGAACTATTCTTTCAGGTACACCAAAATTAGAATCAGCTTTAGAACTATCTCTATTTTCAGCTACAGAATAAAAATCTCTCCAAGTTTCTAACGAAACAAAAGGTAAGTTTCTAATTGTATAAGGTTCTGTTTTACCATTTACATTTTCTTCTGTTAATACAAAACCATCCCAATTTACATTTGAAAAATCTGTATCAACTCCTGATGAGCCTTGTTTTAAAAGATACCATCTTTGTCCTACAACAGTTTCAACATAAGTATTACCATTGTAATTACCTTGTGTTGCTGATGTTGATAACCAAGACCATGTATCTTGAGCATCTACTATATCAAAGTAAGCTCTATTAACACAGTTAGATACAAACTTTTGTACTCCAATTGCAGTTGTTACACTTGTAACTTCTGGTTCATTGATTTCAACCAGTAATTCGTTTGTCATTGAAAGATAAGTTTTAGCCATATATTAACAGTTCCATGCTCTTAGTGATTTATTAATTCTTGAGTTAGGGTCACGAGCAGTTTTAGCAGAAGTTAATTTCTTTTTCATACCTTTCATTCTAGCACAAAAACTTTTTCTTCTTTTATTCCCTACTACTTTACTTGGTGCTTTTAAATTCTTTTTCTTACCAGTTTTAGTTTTACCTTTATTGTAAGATGCTCTACCCTTTGCATTTAAACCACCTTCAGGATTTTTACCTTCTTTACGAGTCCATGCAGGTGATGACATTATACCCATACTAATTTCTATTTCTTTTTATTTTTTTTAATAATAATAACCATAGAGCTGCCTTTTTTCTTTGAATGTGCTTTACCACCACAACTCATCTTTACTGGTTTCTTTTTACTTTTATACATTATGTTCCTTTTAATTTAATGATTGGGGATATTTCTACCCCCAACCACATTTAACTATTTGATATAGTTAAGTACTGATTAATCTATTGTGTAGATTATTTTACCAGTGATTTCTGGTCTTAGTACTTTTCTACCCCATACCATTAGACCTCTAACGACATCCGAAAAAGTTCCAGTATCTCTGATTGTTTCTACTTTATTCATAGAAGACGCAGCAGAAGTAGCTGAAATGTGTCCGAATAATGCCATAGGAGCATCACCTGCACCAGCAGGAGTTGCACCAGATAAGTCATTAGTTGGTACATTGTTTGATTTATACATTTGGAAGCCTCTTAGCAATCCAGATGCAACTAAACCATTTCTAATTGAACCTTGACCAGCATTAAAGTCTACTGATAAAAGTTTAGAAGATGTGTTAGCTAGTTGGTTGTACCATTCAGGTGCAGCCACAAACCATCGTCCATCTTCAGGTGCATTAGCTTCATCTAATTCCTTAGCAGCTAATGACATTTGATTTAGAGGGTCTACTTCACCAGTACCAAATCCGATATCAATCGGAACTGAAGTTGTTCCCATTCCAGTAGTAACAGTTGCACCAGCACCTATTGCTTCTAAGATATTGCTATCCATAGCATCTCTCAAAGCATAAGCAGCATTATCTGCAGCTACAGCTTGAAAGTTAACATGAGAGAATCTCTTCTCTAAGTCATCTATTTTGAATGAAAAAGACTTCGCTTGGTCAATTGTAAGAACCAATTCTTGGTCTGTTAAGTTAGTAGCAACTACAGCTAGACCTCTAGTGTAATCCGCTACTGCGATTTGAGGCTCTTTGACAATGTTAACAGTATCGCCGAAAGATGAAATTTCACCCATGTAATCTGTGTTACAGATTGCTTCTGCGACTGCTGCTTTTCTTAGAGCTATTTGTACTTTCTTTGAATAGATTTCAGGAATAAAGAAACCATTAGTTTGACCTGAAACACCTAATCCAAAGTTATATGTTGAACCACCTGCAAATTTTGCCATAGTAGTATTCTCCTTTGTTAGTTGTTGATTAATAAAAAATAAAGATAAACTTAATCTATAAGTCTACCTTCCCTTTGAGCTTTTACAATTTCTTTTTCGTATTGCATAAACTCAGCATCTGACATTTTAGCAATATCAGACCGCTTGATGAAAAGTTCTTTACCTTCAGGTATTTGAGATTGTTCATTAGTTTTAACTAACAAGTCAGCACCTTCTGATTTAGACTTTTTCTTCGTTTCGGTTTTTTTATCTAATCCAAGTCCTCGGTCCTTCTTATACAAGTCAATTGCTCTTGAAGCAAGTTTACCATCAGAGTTGTTTTCATATATCCATTTTTTAATTTCACTTGGTTGAGCATCAGCCCAATCATGGAAATCATCAGACTCTTTTATTTCTTCAAAGTCAGGATGATATTTTGAAAGTTCTAAAGCAGCTTCTCTTTGTTGTAAAGTAGTATTAGCTTTTTTTAAACCTTCTAACTCTTCTTGTAATGTCTTAACTTCATTTTGCGATTGTAAGTGTGATACAGTTTCCACTACACCATAAATGTCAGGATAATCGTTTTTAAAAGCTTCTAGCTCTTCTTTAGATTTAGGTGGTTGGTAAACAGGTCTGTTCTCTTTAAGTTGTACTTTAAGGTCAGTTTCCTTGTTGTTCCATTCTCCTAGTTTCCTGTCATAATAACGCTTAAGGTCATCATATCTTTTCTTATAATCAACTTTTGTATAAGGATTAGCTTCTGTATTTAACGCAGAATCTTGAACCTTATCCATAGTGGCTGTAGTATTATCAGTTGTATCTTCAGGGTTGCCATCGGCAGTAGCTTCAGATTCAGTAATATTACTATCAGGGTTTGGCACAAACAAACCTGTATCAGCAGAAGTTCTATCAGTAGGCATTATAGTATCTGTATGCCAAGATTTTTTTCTGTTGTAAGGGTTTGATGCGACTTCTTTTAGTCCTTCTTCGTTTTTACTCATTGTGTTGTCCTCCTTAGGGCTTCATAACTGAAGGTAGCTATGGTAGGTTTTTCTGTTAGAAACGAAACTACAAGGGCTTATAATAAATAATTTATTACAAGGTAGCTTGTCTATCCGTAGAGTTACCTTTCTCTACAAATTCTTTTATACTTCTTCTTCTTGAGAAGAGTTTCCAGCATCATAAGATTCTTCTGCTTGTTTCATCATCTTTCTTAATTTGTCTACACCAAGGTTCTTAACTGCCTTTGCTGTAAATACAAACTCACCATCTGATAAAAGTGCTGGGATAGAGTCTGAAGTTCCTGTTCCTGGTCCTTCTACTTCTCCATCTTCTGTAAATTCTGTTGCTACTAACTTAGGAATAATAGCTTCTAATTCTGGATGCATATCAATAGATTCATCTAGAATTTTTTCTTCGTCTTCGGATAAAGCTGAAGTATCTATAATGGCATCCATGTCACCATAATCTTCTTCTTCTTCTTCCATTTCTTCATCCATAGGCATTTCATCTTCCATACCAATAGGTTCTAATAAACTAGTTTCATCTTCCATAGCCATATCATCTTCCATATCCATGTCATCTTCCATAGCTACTTCATCTTCCATATCCATATCATCTTCTACTTCACCACCTTCTGCATAAGCTTGGTAGTCTGGTCTTTGTGTAGAATACTTTTCAACTACTTCTCCACCTAAAGCCATTTCTACTTTTCTATCTTTAGCTTTATAGGATTCTAATTCTTGTTCTTGTTTAGGTGTTAAATCTAAACCACTATCTTTCATAGCTTCAAGCTTTTCAAATTTTCTAGCTTCAATTTTATCTTTAACAGAATCACCTGTTTCAAATTTTAATCTTTTACTTAGTAAGCCACCCTTACTCTTTTTTATAACTCCTCTAGCACTTTTACTTTCAGGTGCAAATTCTTTTCCTACATTCATATCTTCAGTTGTTACACCTCCAGCATTATCAAAGACTTGTCCACCATTTTTCATTCTAGTTCTAGAAGAAGACATTGCTCTTGAAGGTAAACCTTTTCTAGCAGATACAGGAGTATTAACATCATATGCTTCAATTAATGATTTATCTTGTTTAGCAATGTATGGAGGTTGTGACATAAGTCCACCTGTAGCCATTTTGATTGCCTTTATTCTTTTCATAATTACTTATCTCCTGTTAGTTGTTCTATTATAGCAACAGAATTGTTATTCGTCAACTATTGACTATTAAAATCTTTAACCTGGGTTGGAAGGTTCTTCAACTTGTCCAGTAAATTCCATCTCCCCTGGCATTGGTGTATTACCTGGTCCGATTGAGCCTTCGCCATTTCCTGGGCTGTCATTTCCTGGAGCTTGTCCAGGTACTGGTGCATTACTTGCCATTGCTCCGAGTTGACCATTTGCATCAGCTTGATTGCCATTTCCTTGTTTAACATTTTGCATTCCTATTATTTTAGCATAAATTTCTGCTTCATCTTTAGTATTCATTACTTCTGCAGGGTCTAAATCTAGAGAGTATGCTAACTCTTTAATCACCTCTGACATTCTAACAAATGGAGCAATTGATGGATTCTGTACAGTTTGTAAGAACATAGTTAGTCTTTGAGAACGAACTTCCTTCTTCATCAAACTAGATGAACCTGTTGCCTTAATTTCTAAATCACCTTGGATAGGTAAGTCACCTTCATAGAATTGCATATTCCATTGGAACATTGCTTCTCCTAAAGGTTTAATTAACTGGTCGTCAATATTTTTAATTACTGTTTTAATATTTAATGAAGCTGCTCCCATTAACATAGACATACCTGATGCTGTTCTTGTCATACCTGTTACACCTGTTTGACCATGTGAGTAAGAAGGTAAGCCAGTAGACTCATCAGCTAGTTGTCTGAACTTATCAAACATCTGCATATTTTCATTTGCAGTATTTGGAAACTTAATTCCATAAATAGATTGTCCTGGAACACCAGACTGTCTTTTAAATATTTTACCTGGATATACTTCCATGTTTTGATTAGATGATAAAGCTGATTCATCAACATCAAATACTAAGTTACCAGCTAATGCTAAGTTATCAATTGCCATTCTTGCATGACCATTCATAATCTGTTGTGCATCATCCATGTTTTCTGGAACACCTATACCAAAAAATGTATAAGGATTTTTTTCATATACAAATGCTTGATAAGGATTTCTAAAAGGTTTAAAAGGATTCTCAACTACTCTGATTACTTTACCTCTATGCATCCAAACATTTACTTGTACTTCTTCTGAATCATCTATATCTTCATCTACATCAAGACCTTCTTCTCTTGCTGCCATTGCAGTTATAGTTCCCCAGTATTCTAATACTTCAAATCTATTATGAGTAATATCTGCGTAATGACTTTTCTCTAAATCAATATCAGTTTCCCATTCTTTCTTTGTATAGTTAGCACCCATCTTTAAACATTCCATGATAGCTTCTTTTTTAAAGAAAGGTCTATTAGCTAAATCTAAAAATTGATGTCTATTTAATCTGTGTCTTTGAATGATGTATTCTGCTTCATCCATACTTCTTGCATTAGGGTCTGGATAAAAATCCCAGATACT